ACGTCGGCGAGAACCCGCTGCCGGAGAATGACGCGCGGCCGGTGCAGCTTTACGTTAAAGGCGAGCTGGTCAGCGAGTTACAGACATGAGCGAGCTGCAGCTGGTCAATGACCGTCTGGAGGCGCTTATCAACAGCCTGTCAGCCCCGGCGCGTAAAGAAATGGCGCGCAGTATTGGCCGCAAGCTGCGCGCGAGTCAGCAGCAGAACATCAAGCGCCAGCAGGCACCTGACGGCACGCCGTTTAAGCCCCGCAAAGCGCAGCCGGTGCGCAGCAAAAAGGGCCGGATAAAGCGCGAGATGTTCGCAAAGCTGCGCACGGCTAAGTACATGAAGACGCAGGCCAGCCCGAATGAGGCTTTGATCGAGTTTGCCGGAAACGTGCAGCGCATGGCCCGCGTGCATCATTACGGGCTGCGCGACCGGCCATCGCGTAAAGGTAAAGAGGTGCAATATGAATCGCGTCAATTGTTAGGCTTAAGCAGCGATGATTTCAAATTGATTGAGATAGAGATTATCTCGTCAATCGAAAAAATTTAGCAGCTTTTTTAATATCAGCAATATATCAACACGTTAGACCAAATTGCAGTGTAAATAGCGTTTAAATGTAGGTCATTCATAGGTTCAATGTTCTTTCTGTAATCGTTCTGCAATCTTTTCGAAAGTTCCAACATAAAATGTCTGAACTCAGCACCATCATTCAGCTTTAGTAAGTTAGGGTAAAACCCTAAAAAGTGGTCAATATAATCCATGCTGGATTTAATTTCTTTTTTATGAATGTGGATGTTTCTTATTTTTTTGTATAAAATAAAAGTCATAGAAATATTGTTATTCACTTTACTCCAGTCGTAGGGAAAGGCAACTAGCTTGGATTTTATCTTTGGCAGTTGCCTCAAATACCCCAGCAGGCACATAGTAAGTTTAGATGAATTAAATTGTATGCTATCCTGAAACAACGTTCCCATGTGCGAGAAAGCAACTAACTTTAAAGTTAAATGATCGATAATCAACAGTGATCGCTTTACATCTAATACGTTAAAAACAATTGTCTGACCATATAATGTTATGTCACCCGGGCGGGTGGGTGGGTTATATTTAAGGCCTACAAAAGAATTGAAATCATAGATATCATGTATTAAAAGTAACGGGTTTGCCAAATAAAAATCCTTTTCTACTCTCTGCAATATTCTATTTCTTTTGTCAACAATATAGCATAATTTACTGGGTATGCTCTCATGATTAATGTTTAAATATAATTCGACTGCGGTTTCACAATGCGTAAAGGAGTTGTAGTTAAATATACCTGAATACAATTCCATTTTCGATGAAATGAAAAGGTCGCCTTCATCCGTCTCGAATTGAACTAATAAGTCCTTGAACATTTCCCTATGGAGTTTAAATTTATCAAACATTATCTGTTCTTGCTGGAACTTATTAAAGCTTACACTTGCCTTATAGGATTCCTCAGCTTGGGTTAATTGCTTGTCGATTCTTTGTAAGTTATCCTTATTCTGCCTAAGCAGAAAAACCATAGTCATAATTGTTGCTAGCGACCCTAGAAGAGTAAATAGGCCAGATATTAAAGAGCCAAAATCCGACCACTTTGAGGAATCACTTGATATGTAATTTGATGGATTTAAAAAATAAAGAGGATCACCTGTAACAAAGCGTGCATAACAATAAAGGATGGCGATGAAAGCAACTAGTAAAGGTACGCAAAAAATCAGTAAGTTTTTAATTCCTTTATCCATATATTTTTTCTTCAAGTTGATGTTTGTTAGTCGATAGGTAAACAGGATTTTCTTCAGTTTAAACCTATCGGCAGTCATTGTGTATTCATGAATACTTTCGAACAACTTAATGAATGCATGCGCCTGATGCGCAACCTGATCCGTATCGGAACCGTGTCGGCCGTCAATCTCGATGGCGGGCTGTGCCGTGTTGATACGGGAAAAAATACAACCAACTGGCTGCACTGGCTGAGCGCCCGCGCGGGTAAAACCCGATCCTGGAATGCGCCGTCAGTGGGCGAGCAGGTTCTTGTTCTGTGCCTCGGCGGCGAACTTGATACCGGCTTTGTGATGCCTGGCATTTTCTCGGATGACAACCCGGCTCCGTCAGCCTCGGCCGATGCGCTGCACTGGTCATTTCCTGACGGCGCTGTGATCGAGTACGAGCCGGAAAACGGCGCGCTGACTGCAACCGGCATACAGACCGCAACTATTAAAGCGGCGGTAAAAATCCTGTTCGACTCGCCAGAAGTGGAATGCACAACGCTGCTCAAAACTGCGCAGTTGGAAGTCACCAAGGGCGGCACGATGAAAGGCGACGTGACGCATACCGGCGGCAGTCTGTCCTCAAACGGCAAGGTGCTGCATTCGCATATTCATCCGGGCGACAGCGGCGGCAAAACGGGAGCGCCGGTATGACAACCGCAAAATATATCGGCATGAACCGGGAAACTGGTGGCGCGCTGGCTGACCTTGATCATATCCGGCAGTCAGTGCGTGACATTTTGCTGACCCCTGTCGGCACCAGGGTGATGCGCCGCCAGTATGGTTCGCTTTTATCCGCGCTGATTGATCAGCCGCAAAACGAGTCGCTGCGCCTGCAGATTATGTCGGCCTGCTATATGGCGATCCTGCAGTGGGAGCCGCGGATAAAACTCACCGCCATCAATTTCGAGTCGGATTTCAACGGCGGCATGGTGGTTGAGTTGACTGGCAACCGTACCGACACCGCGCAACCCTTTTCCTTAACCGTTCCTGTGAGCTGAGAACATGGCAACTATCGACCTGAGCCAGCTACCCGCGCCAGACGTGGTGGAGACGCTGGACTATGAAACTCTGCTGGCCGAGCGAAAGACGACGCTGATTTCCCTTTACCCGGCTGACCAGCAGGAGGCGGTCGCCCGCACGCTGACGCTGGAGTCAGAGCCCATCGTTAAGCTGCTGCAGGAAAATGCTTACCGCGAGCTGATCCTGCGCCAGCGCATCAACGAGGCGGCAAAGGCCGTCATGGTTGCCTATGCACTGGATGGCGACCTTGATCAGCTCGGCGTTAACAATGGCGTAACCCGCCTGACGATTACCCCGGCCGACGATACAACCATTCCGCCAACCCCAGCAGTGATGGAAAGTAACGATGATTTCCGGCTGCGCATCGCCTCCGCCTTTGAAGGGCTTAGCGTTGCCGGGCCGACCGGTGCATATGAGTATCACGCCAGAAGCGCCGACGGCCGCGTAGCCGATGCATCAGCCATCAGCCCGTCGCCTGCAGTGGTCACGGTGACAGTGCTCGCGCGTGAGGGCAACGGCGTGGCCGGTGATGATTTGCTGGCCGTGGTTAACGCTGCGCTCAACGACGAGGACGTGCGGCCGGTTGCCGACCGGGTGAGCGTGCAGTCAGCGAAGATTGTTAATTACGAAATCGAGGCCGAGCTGTACCTCTATCCGGGGCCGGAAGCTGAACCGATCCGCGCCGCCTCTGAGGCAAAGCTTGCCGCCTTTGTCAGCGCACAAAAGCGCCTCGGCCGTGACATTCGCCTGTCTGCGCTCTATGCCGCCATGCACGTTGAGGGCGTGCAGCGCGTCAACCTTATCAAGCCTTCTGCTGACGTGGTGCTCGACAAGACGCAGGCCGCTTACTGCACGGGCTACGCGCTGACCGTCGGAGGCTCTGATGAGTGATCGTCTGCTGCCGACCGGCTCGTCAGCGCTTGAGGTTGCTGCCGCTGAGGCGCTGGCAAGCCCCGGCGCGATGAGCGTGCCACTGCGCCAGTTATGGAACCCTTACACATGCCCGGTGGTGCTTCTGCCCTATCTGGCGTGGGCGTGGTCGGTTGACCGCTGGGATTCGTCCTGGCCTGAATCGACAAAGCGCGCCGTTGTTGCCGCCTCGCAGTACGTGCACCGGCACAAGGGCACAATAGGTGCTATCCGCCGCGTCGTTGAGCCGCTGGGCTATCTCATCAAAATAATCGAGTGGTGGAAAACCGGTGAAACGCCTGGCACGTTCCGGCTGGACGTGGGCGTACTCGATACCGGCATTACTGAGGAAATGTATAACGAGCTGGAACGCCTGATAGCGGACGCTAAGCCCTGCAGCCGCCACCTGATCGGCCTGTCCATTAATCTCGATGTTAACGGAGTTGTGCCGGTCGCCGTTACCAGCTACAGCGGCGACGAGCTGACCGTTTATCCCTATATCCCTGAACTTATCAGCGTCGGCGGGCCGGGTTATTCCGGCGTGGCGGTGCATCTTATTGACCTGACGGAAGTGAGCGCATGACGACAAAATATTTTGCCCTGCTGACCAATCAGGGCGCGGCTAAGCTGGCGAACGCAGCCGCGCTCGGCTCAAAAGTGAATATCACATCAATGGGAGTCGGGGATGGTGGCGGAACGCTGCCAACGCCTGACGCGGCACAGACTAAGCTCATCGGCGAGAAGCGCCGCGCGCAGCTTAATTCGCTGACCGTTGACGCAGCAAACAGTAGCCAGATTATCGCCGAGCAGATTATCCCGGAAAGCGAAGGCGGTTTCTGGATCCGCGAAATCGGCCTTTATGATGCCGACGGCGTGCTGATTGCCGTTGCTAACTGCCCTGAAACCTATAAGCCGCAACTGGCTGAAGGCAGCGGCCGGACGCAAACCGTGCGCATGATTTTAATCGTGAACAGCACAACTGCCGTCACGCTGAAGATTGATCCGGCAGTTGTACTGGCAACGCGGAAGTATGTAGATGACGCCGTGATCGAGGTGAAAGCCTACGCTGACAGCTTAATGAAAGCGCACACCGATGCTAAAAACCCACACAGCCAGTACCTGCAGATTGCCAATGCCCTGGCGGAAATCAAAGACGCCGGGCTGATTGCCGACGTTCTCAAAAACCTCGGTTTGGGCGAAGGCTCTGCCGTGCCGGTTGGCATACCTTTACCCTGTGCATCTTCTGTACCCCCTGTGGGATGGCTGAAATGCAATGGCGCATCCTTCAGCGCCTCCGCCTATCCGGCGCTGGCAAAGGTTTATCAGTCTCTGAAGTTGCCCGATCTTCGGGGTGAGTTTATTCGTGGCTGGGATGACGGGCGAGGAGTTGACGTAGGCCGTGAGTTACTTTCTTTCCAGGAAGGCACATGGATTCAGCCCAATATTGAAAACAACTCGACACTTACAGCTATTCAGCTTGGTAATGGTGAAAATCTATTCAACACAGCAGAAAACAAAGCTGTCTGTAACTTGCCAACATTTGGATCCACAGGGTCAAGGGCGCGCTGGTTCATCCGCCCGCGAAACGTGGCGTTTAACTACATCGTAAGGGCTGCGTAATGGCTAAGGTAACACTCGATAAAAATGGCCTGGCTAAATCGGCCGGTACACTCACTGTATACAATTTTGATGGGTTAACCGGTGAGTTTACCGGCTCAAGCAATGAGTTTCTGGCGCAGGGTGTCGGCTTGCCTGCTAACGCCTGTATCACAGCACCACCCGATGCTGAGGCCGGGCACGTAATTCTTTTCCGTGATGAAAGCTGGCTGGCCGTTGCCGATCATCGCGGAGAAACGGTTTATTCAGTCGCAGACGGCTCAGCAGTGTTGATTAACGCGCCGGGCGATTATCCAGCAGACACTACAATAATTAAACCGGCAACCGCCTGGGACAAATGGGATGGAACGAAATGGGTGAAAGACGCAGAGGCTGAACATGAAGCAAAGCTAATCGCCGTTGAGAAAGAAAAAAGTATCCGTATAGCAGAAGCAAATTCCGCATGCGCAGCATGGCAGGCGCAGTTATTGCTGGGAATTATTACAGAGGATGATAAGGAAAGACTGACGGCATGGATGGCTTATGTACAGAAAATCCAGCGTGTAGATGGACTTTCCACACCTTATGTCACATGGCCAGACCGTCCTATCTAAAATATGACAAGGTGCAGAAAGTGGCTTTTGCACCTTGCTATCATAAAAACATTTTACCTATAGATATAAATACTTTTTATATCTGGCTAGTTTAAAATGAAAGGGAGAGGTTTTCATTTTTAACAATAATCCTTTTTTTATCAATAACCAGCAATGAACTAGCCCCTACTCCAGTAAAAAGAGCCTCTCCAGTAAAGTAGTTTTGCTCCTGATTCCCAGTCAAATGTCTGGCCATTTTCAAATCACTCCCTTGTAACATTATAGTTACATTGGACTTCCTCACTCCTATAATAGTCATTCCAGTATCACTCAGCACTGGAGCCATGCCAGATAGCATGAAAAAGAAAATAAATGCTACGCCAGTAACTAACGCTGCCATTTTGTTTTTTTTCTTCTTTTCTATTCTTTTATCAAAATAAATATTTGGGATTATCATAATTAAGGCGGCTGTCATAATTACTGATGAAAAAATCGGTAAGACATTAACATCCTTTGATCTCACCACTAAATAAATAGTAAAAATTGCCATAAAAGATATTATAACATGCGCCCAGATGGGTTCATAAATTTTCATCTTTCTTGCAACTCTTCTTGTTCCTTTAAAGGATCTCAACGCTTTTGAGTTTTTATATTTCGTTGCAAGAAAAAAAGCAACCCTCATAGAAAGAGCAGCTACAATGACGGACATCGAATACCAGCATAGTATAAAAAAAACCAAAATGAGTGAGAACGATGTTATAACCATTAGAAAAAAAATCACATCGGATAATGTTAACCCGGTGGGAAAGAACTGCATTCTTATGCAATAGAACATAAAAACGATCACTCCTGCGCCAGTCAGGCACAAGTAAATATTTTTCACGACATCCATCTTTAAAGTACTTCTTAAAGAAATCAATTTCATCTCCTTTATTTTATGAAAGAATAATAAAAAACTCACCTAAGCGTTTTAATAGCGAGCCTACCCGTAATAATTCATATTATAGGTAAAAGTTTCCTCCGGTACATACCAGCCGACAGGCAGCGCCAGATTATTAATTCTGTCTGCTGACTGACCAGCAAACCCCCATCAGATGCACCGCTAAACCTGACCTGACACCCTGAGCACACCCTCAAAACGGAGTGCATCAGATGTCTGATTATCATCATGGTGTCCGCGTCGTCGAAGTTAACGACGGCACGCGCACCATTACAACCGTATCAACCGCAATCGTGGGCATGGTCTGCACCGCGCAGGATGCGGATGCGGCAACTTTCCCGCTCAATACACCGGTACTTATCACTAACGTGCAGGCCGCTGTCGGTAAGGCCGGTAAGAAAGGCACGCTTGCCGCTGCGCTGCAGGCCATTGCTGACCAGTCAAAACCCGTTACCGTCATCGTGCGCGTCGCTGAAGGAGCCGACGAAGCCGAAACCACGTCCAATATCATCGGCGGCACGGATGAAAACGGTCAGTATACTGGCATGAAAGCGCTGCTCGCCGCGCAGACCCAGCTCGATGTTAAGCCACGTATACTCGGCGTACCGGGGCTGGACTCAATGGCAGTGGCGACCACGCTTGCCAGCATTGCGCAGCAGCTGCGCGCCTTTGCCTATGTGTCAGCATGGGAATGTAAAACCATTTCCGAAGCCCGCCTGTACCGCCAGAACTTCAGCCAGCGCGAAATCATGGTTATCTGGCCTGATTTCGTTGCGTGGAACACTACGACCAGCAAATCCGATACCGCCTTTGCGACCGCCCGTGCGCTGGGCCTGCGCGCCAAAATCGACAATGACACAGGCTGGCATAAAACCCTGTCTAACGTCGGTGTTAACGGCGTGACCGGCATTTCCGCATCGGTGTTCTGGGATCTGCAGCAGACCGGCACCGACGCCGACCTGCTCAACGAGGCCGACGTCACCACGCTGATCCGCAAAGACGGTTTCCGCTTCTGGGGCAACCGTACCTGCAGCGATGACCCGCTGTTTCAGTTTGAGAACTACACCCGCACCGCGCAGGTGCTGGCCGACACGATGGCCGAGGCGCACATGTGGGCTGTTGATAAGCCGCTGACGCCGGTTCTGGTGCGCGAGATTATCGCGGGCATCAATGCGAAATTCCGTGAGCTGGTTAACGCCGGTTATCTGCTGGGTGCATCCGCCTGGTATGACGAAAGCGCCAACGATAAAGACACCCTGAAGGCGGGCAAGCTCTTTATCGATTACGACTATACGCCGGTTCCGCCGCTGGAAGATTTAACCCTTCGCCAGCGCATTACCGACACCTATCTGGCGAACTTCGCCGCGTCCGTAAACAGCTGAGGAGCCGGATAAATGGCACTGCCACGCAAACTGAAGGGCATGAACCTTTTTAACGACGCTAACAGCTATCAGGGCATCGTCACCGCCGTCACCCTGCCGAAGCTGGCGCGCAAGCTCGACCCGTTCCGCGCGGGAGGCATGAGCGGCGCGGCCTTTATCGATAACGGTCTGGAAGATGACGCGCTCGATGTTGAATGGAGCATCGGCGGCATCGATGAGCTGGTACTCACGCAATGGGGCGCGTCTGACATTCCCCTGCGCTTTACCGGCTCTTACCAGCGCGACGATACCGGCGAGGAAATCGCGGTAGAGATTGAGGTGCGCGGTAAGCATCAGTCGTTTGATTTCGGCGAAGCCAAACAGGGCGAAGACACCGAAACCAAGATCACCTCCAAAAACACCTATTACAAGCTGACCTTTAACGGCAAAGAGCTGATCGAAATCGACACC